CAAATAGCCGTTGAATCATTGATACCTAAATCCCAAGCCGTATGAACTGGCAACGCAGGATCGTATGGAACCCTGGTAATCTTATTGTTATCATCAGCATCAGCTAATAACTTGCCATAATACGCACCAATTATAGCAGCCGTAAATGAACACTCATACTCTTGCTCATATTGCTCTGGTGTCATCTGTAACTTAGCAGCTTCCAGTTCCTCATCTTTCACCAGCTTCGTCTCACTAGCCTTGGCAATCTTCCAGTACCATTGGTCAGAGCCTTCTTCTTCCTGTTCTTTAGCCGATTGTAGTATTTCAAAAAAATGATTATGCCCAGCAGGTGTTCCCAAAAAGATGGCACTACCCTCTCTGTCGGATAGGGCTGGTCTTACAACCTCCCCCCATACCCTAGGATTCTGCATCCCATACTCATCAAAGACACACAAGTCTAAGTAAATACCTCTTAAAGCATCTGGATTCTCACCTGACAATAACATAATCCGACCATTGTTAGGAAAGTCTGCTCTTAGCTCAGTCTCATTAAAGGTTACGCCTGGTATCACACCAGCATAATACTTCACATAATCCCAGCTAATCCTCTTAGCTTGTGTAAACGTAGGAGCAACTAACGCAACTCTTGGTCTTGGTAATGGACAAGTAAGAACGTGTTTAATCATATGATTGACAGCAAACACAGTTTTACCAAATCGTCTGTGCATCACAAGCACATTCCACCTCTTTAGGTCTTTGTGCATCTCAGCCTGTAACGCTCTAGGCTTATATGGTATTTTAACTTGCATCCTCGGAACCAGTCTCCCAAACTATCTTTAGCGAACCATCACTGATCTCAACACCTGCTCGATTCTTAGATTCTCCGAATCTCTCTGGTAATATCTTCTGCACCTTCCAACGTACATGATGCCCATAGTCTCTCAATAGATTAGGATCGTAACTCTTACGACCATGCAACGCATCTCCGTACATATCCTCTAACTCTTCTAGTGCTTTCTCAGCAGCCTGTCTCTGTGCAGTCTTAACTTCAGCATCTAGCTCTGCGTTCTTGCTCATATGGCGATACAAAGTAGCACGACTCACCTTCGCATCTTGGCAAGCCTTGACTAGGCTGTGTCCGTCTGTAATGGATGCTATGATGTGCTCTTGTTTTGCTTTGCTTATCATGTGTGTGTGAAACTATCTATTAACATATATAAAAGTGAGCCGACCCCTTTGGGGTGTGCCGTCCTTTAAAATAGCCCCCCTTGCCTTATTAATTGCGTGTGATTGCGTGCTTTTATTTTTATTGCGTGCGTTCATTCTTTGCCGTGCGTGAATGTCTCAATGCTGTGTTTATAAAAATATATATACCTTGTATCTCTCCCTAATATGCTAACAAATAAACTATTATTCACAGCTAATCAATATTATTTTTTACCTTGTTATATATACGGCTTACAGATGCTATAAAAATAATTTATTTTTTTTTGCTTTTAGTACTTGACTATTAGAACAATGTTCTATATATGTATATCTATAAATAACTTTTAGCAAAGGTAAACAACATGAAATATATACAAACCATAATATTAACATTGGCTTGGTTATTATGCTTAATAATGATTGGCTTATCTGTAATTAACTTAAACTTATTATATGCTTTATTCTCTTTAGCATTTTTGTTTGTTCTTACTTATGAGCTTAATCAAAGCATGGAGAGCTTATAATGAAATATACAACATTCTTAATACTAACAATGTTACAGTTTATTATAACAATACCAGTTAGCTTCTATCTAATGACTATTGGCTTTACTGGTCTATTCTTTTCATTAACCATGATTAGTTCATTACTTCTAATCATAACTTTATATTATCCACTAATAACAATTAATAACTAAGCAAAGGCAACAAACATGAACAACGTACACATTTCAAAAATGACAGGCAAGCTTGACGGCTTCCAAGCTATCTCAACAAATACAATGACTAACCCATTTTGCATTAAACAAAATGCAAGTGGGAAAGCTGATAATATTTGTACTAAGTGTTACAGTCACACAATGCTTAAAAGCTATCGAAAGAATATGCAACCAAGCTTACAAAGAAACAGCGATTTATTAAGTGAAAAGGTTTTGGAACATAATCAGCTTCCAACAATACTAAATGCATTCTTTAGATTTAATGCACATGGAGAGCTTATAAACGAAACTCATTTAATAAACTTAGTAAACATAGCATTGCACAACCCTCATTGCAATTTTGCTTTATGGACTAAGAGAAACGATATTATTGCAAAATACTTCAAGTATAATGATAAACCTAAAAACTTAATACTTGTTTACAGTAATTCTAAGATATCAAACATAATGCAAAAGCTTCCAAAGTATTTTGATAAAACATTTAACAATGTTTTAGAGCATGAACACAAAGACAAGCAGAATTGCACAGGTCAACAATGCAAAAATTGCTTACTTTGCTATCAACATAATGGAATAACTACAATTGTTGAAAAGGTTAAGAAATATTAATTCTTATATCACTTATAGGCTAGGATCTTTCCTAGTCTATGAGAGCTATAAGAAGCTCATAACCTAGCAAAAAAGAAAGGTAAAACATGACTAAAAAATATAAAGCAACAATAGAGCTATCTTTTGACGTACTTGATGAAAAGACAGAAAAGACAGTACTTGAACATTTAGAGTATAACCTTGATGAACAAGCTAGAAGACTAGCAGAATATCAAGATGCAAATATATTTATAACTAACTTTTATGAGGTTTAACATGACTAGCATAATAAAAGGCTATCTTAAATTCATAGGCTTATTAATAGCATCGATAGCAACAATGTATTTCATATATTATTTGCTATGGTTTTCATGCCTATTAAATGAATACTGCTATAATCAAAACTTTAACCTATAAACAAAAAGAATTGTAAAGGCTAGTTTATACCTAGTCTTTACATTAACCAAGCTGTAAGGCTCTTAAACAGCCATTAACAGCATAACTAGCAAAGGAGAAACTAAACATGAGTAAACATCTATGTACAGCTTACATATTCTATAAATGGAATGATAGAGACACAATAGAAAGCATATTAGAAAAATGTGAGGACAACACAGACACAATCCATACTATGGTTTTGTTTTATACTGATAAAGTAACTTTAACTAAAACAGATTGTAAAATATTTGACCCTCAAAAGCACACAATCAAAATGTCTTATGAAGAGTTTACGGACATGATGAACAAAGGAGAGAAAATAGAGGGCAACTTATACGATTGGGAGATTGAGTAATGGATAAAGAAACTATTGATATAACTCCTAATTGGAAAACATCAGGAGAAATCTTAATCATGGCTCTTCAAAATCCAAAGCTATCAAAGCAAGGATTTGATGAGGGCATGGCAACCATAAGAGAAATGGCAAGCAAGCTAGACATAGCTTGTAAGGAGCTAAACAAACTAGCAAAAGAGAAATAAACCAAAACAAAAAGGCTCTGCAAAACATGAAATGCAGAGCCTTAACCTAGCAAAGGTAAGGAGAAAGTACCATGCAATTAACAAAAGAGCAATTTAAATCTATCAGAACAGAGCTACAATATACTCAAAAAGAGTTCGCTGAAATGTTAGGAATAACGATTAGAATGATAACGTACTACGAGTCTGGACAGAGACCAGTAAGTAAAACTGTTTCAATACTAACTAATCGTATCTATCAAGACGAGAAATAGGAGAGAAAGCAATGAAAATAGGACAAAGAATAAAAGCAAAAGATCAAGAAATATATGGCAAAATAGTTTGGTTGTATCCTAACGAAGTAGTCATAGAAGATGAAGATGCTGAAACAGAAGATAATCAGCTATGCTTTAAACTGTCAGAAGTTGAGCAAATAAAAGAGAAATAGGAGAGAAACATGAAACTAGTTATTTTTAAAATACAAGACGGAGAAAATTCTTACGAAGAGTATAGCATATTTACAAAGAAGTTAACTGAAAGAGAAATGGTCGAGGAAGTTTATGGATATAATGAATTTGACCATAGGCAATATAGAGTTGTAGCAACTCAAGATATAAACGAAGAGGAAGTAAAAACTCTTCAAAAATTTGGTATAGCTTATCTATGTTTAGATTTCAATATTAAATAAAAACGCAAATCTATGTAAGTATATCTATGCAGTACTGTACTGCATAGATATACTTGTTTTGCATTTCTATCAAATCTCAGATATTTTTTTTATTTATTTTGGTTTATCCATTCGTCAAGACTATAAAAACAAAACAATGTTTTGATCGTTGCCGTAGGATTTGCTAGAGCAGCTACGCTGATTTTACAAAAGAGAAATAATCTGTCAAGAAAATAATTTATCTTGGATATGTCTACTAACATAGCCATGCACAAAACGAGTTACGTCTCTCATTCTTTGTTCAGCAGGTTCAAGCTCATTATAGTAAGACCAGTAAGCATCAAGAGTAACGTCAGTCATATGTTTGTTACTGTTACCAAGCACGTTAAGAGAAAGCATAATTTCTTTGAACCTATCTTTTGACTTACAGGTTTTGGCATATTTCCTAATTAAATTAATATTGTTATTCATTATCCAGTACACTCCCCACCATCTGCCTGACAGAAATAACCTTGCTGATCGAATACCCAATCTTGTTGGCTGCTAACAAAGTTCGATAGTGATTCAAGGTTTCTATCTCTGTTAAATTGTTTACCAAATCTTTTTTCTGTATCTATCCACCATTTAGATCGATCAGGATTCTCTTTCATTATCATGGCTAACTGGGATTCAGATTTTAAAAAACATAAATCACAATTACCTTTTAAAGTTTTCCCACCAACAACAGGTAAGTTAAGTCTAAATTTTTGGCTATTCCAAAACTCATTTACATTTATAAGAGTTTCTTGAGCTTCGTAAATAGGATAAAAAGGATAAAAACCATCTCTAAAATCTGTCTTGTATCGCTTTGGTTCATCTGCTCTTATGCCTAGAGCATGATTCCATTTATACCAACCTAATGATTTTAGGTATTTAGCTGAAGTTTGTATCTTTAAAACACCAGTGCAAAACCTTTGCAAAGCATTAGGTAATCTACCATATTTATTTATTAACTTGTCAAAAGGTTCGCCATTGCGACTAGCTGAATTGTGACTAACTTCTTTAAATGTATTCTTGCCATCAACTTCATCATATTCCAGCCATGTAACATGAACATTCCATCTATCAGAACATTCTTGAATAAAATCTAAAGTTTCATTCATCTCTCTACCAGTATTTGTAAAGATAACTTTTGCTCTTTCAGGTAAACCTTGATTAGCTTCAAGTATTTTGTAAAGCATATAGGCACTAGTGCGACCACCACTAAAACTTATCTGCACATTTCCATCAGGCAATATATAATTATTATTTTTCATTGGCACACTCATAACCTACCAAGGCATAGCCTAAAATATCTTGCCATGAATCATTATGATTAGATGTTTCCATTAACCTAGCTTGCTTTACGGCAATCATGCAAAGAGCTACTTGTTCAGGAGTAACTTCAGTATCTAACAGGACAGACCACAAACGAGCAATACGAGTATGATTATCGAGCATTGACCCATAGCTTTCCCCTCTTTGCTTAACAACATCAGCAGTTTTCTGCAACAACTCTAGCTTATCCATCTCTTTTCTCCATGTCATTTTCTTTATAAAAACAAAACTTATCTTGTCCTATAATTGGTTGCCAAGCTCTTCCTGGTCTACTTTGCCAACCTTTGTGATTCACTCCCTTGCTTTCATGTAATACTTTCCAACCAGCACCCTTTAAACTAGAGCCTGACTCGCTTTGTAAAGTGTAAGTTATTATTCTTGTTCCTCCCATAGCTTTCCAGGCTCTCCAACAAGCTGAATACAAAAAACTATTAGCTCCCTTTGGTGCATCTTCTAAAACACAAACCCTCCTAACCTCTGCTGTAGTGCCGTTGTCTTTATGCAAAGAGATTGGTCTTCCTACAATAGCAACGCCAACCAAATTAGAGAAATCAGAAACTCCTATACAAAATTTACAACCTTGAACAGCATAATTATGTCTATGAAAGTTAGAAACAAACTCATTAGCTTCTTTTAAATTAATTGGCACTAAACACAATGATTTCAATCTCTTTCCCTCACTATGTAAAACCATGTTTCTATATCTACTTCACAAACCAAATCATGCCCAGAATTAAAGTTCCTTGATAACACATCAAGAGAAATAACACATTTTATAGGACAATTATTGTATTTGTATATTAATACTGGAGTCAGATTTAAACTCGCAGCAGATTCCTTTGCTTGCTCCCACCAAGCACGCTTAAACGTAGTGCCTTTGAGATATGCTTTACATTCAATAGACCAACCAGGAATAATAATATCAGCCATACCCTTTGATTGATACTGGTCAAGATTTCTCTTGGCATCTATGTTAAGATTATCTTTGATGAGCTTGCATATCTTTCTCTCAAAAGATGCACCTTTGTTGCGACTATCTGCCATCGATCATCTTCTCTTGAGCTTGTTTGAGAAAGTCATTCGCAGTTACTTGACCAAGTGTAGCTAACTCTATCTTGTTCATTGTGTCAGGTGTTGGGAATCTCTCGCACTTCAACAACCTACATATAGCTGATCTAGTTAACCCTGATTTGAGGGCAAACTTATTTTGTGTCAGCTTATTCTGTTTCATGTAGTCGATTAATTTCATGTTGCTAGAATAAATAAGTGTTGACAACCTGTCAATAATAATATATAAAGGTGTTGACAGTAAAGATTAAAAAGAATAATCTAGTATAATATAGCAAAGGGAATAACATGATTAAAAGAGTTTATAGATTTGAATATGATGGATACATAAAAGATTGTCCTAAATGTGGAGGTGTTTTTGAGAGTGGTTTTTATGTTCCCAAAAAAACCGAAACACTTAAGTGTCCTAGTTGTTGGCATGAGGGAGATTGGGATGAATTTGGGGATCAAATGAAATTTGATTGTGGTCAAATAGAAGATAGGTTTTATCAAAAGAAATCAGAATACATGGGAAGAAAAGAACTTGAGAACTGGGATAAATGGGAACAAGGTTTTTTAAAAGCAGTGGAAAGGAAGTTTAAATAACATGGCAGAGATACCTGATTACAGATTAAACTTTGGCATTGAGCATGAAAGTGCAAGCAATGGCACAACAACCAAAGACGAGATGATACTCAAGCATTACCTTAGAAAAGAACATAAGATGTCTTTTCCTATGGCATCAAGACCAATAGCTGGGATAAACGTACAGACAGGTGTTGATTGTGCAATGGGATTACATAACTACAGTCCTATCAGAGGTGTCCAAGAATCAATGGATATCAATGAAGCAGTTAGGTATGCACTCACAGAATACCAAGCATACACACCTAGGACATGGGATAATGGCAAAGATGCAGAGGAATACGAAGAGTTTCGAGAGCATATCCCTGAAATGATTAAGCACGCTGTTGATGGACTACAAGAATATTTTAGTGGTGTAAATCGTATCGAGGGAGAATCAATGAAACAATTTATTGAGCCTAAGATAGATGTACCAGTTGTTTTATATCAAGATTACTCAGGTGGTGGTAGACAGATAGATCTTAAATGCTCTCTACCAATGAGAAACCCACCAAAGAAAGATGGAACTAGGTCTTGGCGTATACCTAAACCTAAGACAGAACCATCAGCACAACAAGTTATGCAGCAAGCAGTCTACTGGAAAGCTACAGGAGAGAAACCAGCTTTGTTGTTTGTAACTGCATCAGGTTACAACATAGTAGACGAAACGAATTGTGAGCTTATGACAGAAGATAATCTGCAAAAGGCTTATGATGATGTAGTACGTTCTTGGTTAGTCACTCAGAACTTACTCAAAGCAAGTAGAGGTTCATGGAAAGCGTTAGCTGGACTAGTCCAACCTGACATGGTGCAGATAGCACAAAGACATGGACCAAACATTACCAACCTAGCAAAACAATTATGGGAGCTATAACATGACAGATCCAAGAACATTAAGAAGAAACCTAGATCCATACACTAGCCATGAAAGTGCAGAGAAAGTTGATGCAAATCGCATGGAAAAGATCGTATGGGGAGTCATTGATTCATTCGGAGAGCATGGCTGTATATCCGATCAAGTGCAGTACGCTTTACCTGAATATCGATACAGCACGATTACAGCACGCTACAAAGCCTTAAAAGAAAAAGGTATGATT